ACAAGAAAGTTAAGCTTGAGATATGCGGTCATGAGTTCAAGGGAATATTCAAGGATGTAAACAGGAAGCAGTATCAGTTCCACCGATGGGTAGCAACACCAGCTCATCCGTATAAACAGATGTTGCTGAACGCTGACATAGCGGTAATCCCATTGAAGGATGACTTGTTCAACGTATGTAAGTCACCAATCAAGTGGATAGAATATTCAGCGTTGAATATACCATCTGTGATGAAAAATATCCCTCCTTACTCCGAAGTGGTTGAACACGGAGTAACAGGCTTCTTATACAACACGCCTGAAGAATGTGAGTATTACATAGAGAAACTGATAGCAGACCCAGTGTTACGGGGGAGAGTGGGTAAGGCAGCACGTATGTACGTAACAGAAAACTTTAATGCCCAGACTAATGCAAGTCTTTGGGCAGATGCAATGAAGCAGATCATGGAGGAGCCGTGTCTCTCGCTACAATAAGAAATCCCATATTACGTGACCTTGGACTTGATCCAGATTCAAGTTTAGTCAATGACGCTAAAGCACGCATATTAGATTACATCAACGAATCGATCCAAGAGCTAAACATTCTTGGTAACTTTGAGATTAACAAGTCTCAAGGCACAGTAACGCTTGCTACTAGTACATCTACTTATGCACTGGCAGCGGATGCAGACGTAAACAGAATAGCCGGGGAAAGATTCTACATAGATTCCGATGACGTTTTTGTTCACAGAGCAAAAAACAATCAGGACTTTCAGGAAGAGGTGATAAGGAATAATACGGGTCTGCCCATAATGTGGGTAGCATGGAAGTCCGATGCCTCGCAAGTTCATCAGATTAAAGTAGACCCTGTACCGACTTCTTCAGAGAACGCAAAGACGATGACTTACTGGTATTTTCGTGAGTTGTCTGACCTAAGTTCTGACTCCGACACAACTCCGCATCAGGAGGTAATCATCAGGCATATGGTTAAAGCTAAGTATGCTGAGTACGATCAGGATTTCGCCAAGAGAGATCGTGAGATGGGCGTAGCTAATAACTTACTTAAGAAAGTAATAGGACGTAATCGTGGTGCTAAAAGGTTTCGCCCGTTAACTAGTAGGAATTATGGAGTGGCTAGATAACTATGGCAATGAAGCAAAAAATATTTGAGAGCAACAACAAAGGGTTGTTCGACATTGCTGTCGGTGAGGGTAACATCTCTGCTGACTTTGCTACAGAGCTACAGAATGCACGGGTTGCTATCAATGGTGAAGTGTCAAAGCGTAGAGGCAGAAAGTTCTACAATGCTGTCGCTGCTAAACATTCAGCTGGTAACAGTATAGATACATACGCAGTTGGGAATCAGGATGCTGGCATCAGTATGTATAACGATAACAACGAGCAGGTTGGTTTTGCTCTTGCATACACTGGCGAAGCAATACAGTCCGTACAGTTTTACTTAAAGAAAACCGGGTCACCAACTAGTGATATAAAAGCTAAGATATTTGCAAGTAATGGATCTGTTGGTAGCACGGCAAAGCCAACGGGTTCTATGTTAGCAGAGTCAGTATCGTTAAGCCCGTCTGTATTGACTGGCTCATACGTGATGACTGAGTTTACATTTGAGGGGCCATACACAACCAGCTCTGCTGACTACTGTGTGCTTATTGAATACAGTGGTGGTGATGCATCTAATTACATAGAAGTTGGCACTGACTCATCAACTCCATCGCATGGTAGTAACACATTCGCAACCGATGCGAAGGACTCTGGCTGGGCTGAAGACGCTACACAAGATCTTATCTTTGACATATACAAGGCTGGCCCAACAATAGAATCATTAATGGTATACGAGGGTGACTATCCAGCAGACTTTGAGGTGTTAGCACAAGCGGATACTCGTTTACTGAGATACACGTCTGCAACTGGAGCGTTTGATACTGTAATTAAATCAGGGTTGACAGCTGGGAAACGTCTTAATTGGACTATGTTTCGTACCAAGTTATGTATGTCAAATGGTACAGACAACCCGTTTAAGTACGGTTATCTACCTAGAGCAGCCGCTCCTTCCGATGGTACGACAACACTAGGTGCTAAGGCAGGCAGAACATATTACTCGGCTATAACATATGTAACCGCTAACGGTGAGACAATACCTAGCGAAGAGACAACAACTGTAATACCAGCAAGCGATGTTCTTGATATCACCGCCCCGATAACATTGACAGGGGCTACAGGGTGGAACGTATATCATCACACTACATCAGGAGCATTGAAGTTGCAGAACGCAACTCCAATAGCAATGGGTGTTAACTATCAAGAGACAACTGGGGCATTAAACGATGGCGCAGCTCCCCCATCAGCGCATACAGGTTGGTATGCTTCTGATCTCGCAGATAGTCCCCCAAAGGGTAAGTATGTTATAGCCTTGAATAGCAGGCTATGGGTTTCTGGTATATCTGGGCGTGACACACAGTTTGTTGGCAGTGCAGTTGATGATGAAGATGATTGGAGTACCGGGAGTGACTATGTTGACATAGATTTGGCAGGCGTGTTGGCACGTGGTGACAAGATCATGGGCCTTGGTAGACTTGGGCAGACAGGCAAGCTTATTCTTGGGTTAAAGAATCACATCGTCACATACACAGTACCACCAGTCTTTACAGACATATCAATAGACAAGATAGTATACAACACTGGAGTTATGGGACACAGGGCTATGGACGAAGTTGGCCTTGATAACTATCTCGTGGAGCCAGAGGGATTAAACTCGTTAAAGAATGAGTTGATCATACAAGGTTTGCGTGCGAAGAAGTTGTCAGACAAGATCAGGGATAGGCTTAATCCATTGTTGCACGCTGTAGCTGATCCTGATGAAGTAAACGTAATAAATAACAAGAAAGAGAATGAGTTCTGGATCAACATACCATCCATCCAAAGACGTTACATTTATGATTTCAGTATTAAGGCATGGATGGAAGACCGTGACGTAAAGATACACCAGTCAGTAAGAACTCCAGATGGAGATATCTTGAGTGCTGGTGATTATGGGAGAGTATATCTTGAATATCAGGATGATTCTAATGTTGACATCTATGCAGATGGTGACAATAGCACATCTGTTGCATGGCAGTGGGATACGCCTTGGCTGTGGCTAGATAACATTAGTATAAAGAAGTTATTCAAGTATTTTCAGTTTAAGGGGTCTGGGGCAGCAGGATTGTTTGACTTGGATGTTTACTTTGATTTTGACACAACCTCATACAAAACTTATTACTTGCAAACAAGGCCATCTAAGTGGGATGAGATTGCTTGGGATACTGCTTACTGGGATTTCCCTGACGTAAACAAAGTACTGATCCCCATGATTGGTATGGGTAGGTCTGTAAAGTTTTCATTCTCGGCAACGCATAAAACAGATATTAGTATTTCATTCTATGGGGTTAAGTATGTCCCTGCTGGTTTTAGAGCTAACGATTAAAGGGAATTAAATATGGCAACATTAACTAGGTTACATGATTTCGAGACTGACAGGGACGCAACTCCCCCTGTACTATTCAGTGCTACGAAGGTAGATGCTGAGTTTGATCAGATTATTACTGAGTCTAATGCACAGGATGTTCGTCTTGATACGATAGAGGCAGTGACATATTTACCTGTTGACGCTACTATTGCGGCTACAGACACGCACATCATTGTAGCTGATGGTACTGATTTCGATAACGTAGCTGTGTCAGGGGATGCAACATTATCTAATACAGGCGTACTGACGATAGTTGGTGATGCGATTGACGGAACTAAGATAGCTGATGATGCTATTGATTCTGAACATTACACAGACGGGAGTATTGATCTTGCTCACCTATCTGCTGATTCTGTAGACGGGACTAAAATAGCAGACGATGCTATAGACTCAGAACACTACACAGACGGAAGTATTGATCTTGCTCATATGGCTGCCGATTCAGTTGACGGAACTAAGATAGCTGATGATGCTATTGATTCTGAACATTACACAGACGGAAGTATTGATCTTGCTCATATGTCTGCTGATTCTGTAGATGGGTCTAAAATTGTAGATGACGCTATCGACTCAGAACACTATACAGACGGAAGTATT